GGGGGGGGGGACATCTGGACTCCTCAAGCAAGGCCAGAATCATCGAAAGAATGGTCAGCCCATCCAAATCAGATTGGTCGATCAAGTGAACAATCCAAGACTATGGCCCACACCAGTAGCCAGGATGTACAAAGACGGGGGAAGCCCTGCGGAATACGCCAGGAACGAGATACCCCTAGCGGCTCAGGTTGGTGGGCCGTTGAACCCCGAGTGGGTCGAGTGGCTGATGGGGTGGCCGCAAGAGTGGACAGACTTAAAGCCATTGGCAACGGACAAGTTCCACAAGTGGTCGCAGCAGTCTGGAGGAAATTAAGTGAATCACTATGAAGCAAACAGAATCCTTGATCGAGCCAAAGAAGGACAACAATTTAGCGAATTTGTCATCACAAAAGCGCTTGAACTTACAGGAGACTATGAGGAACACAGAAGCGGTCGAGTGGATCAAACGCTATCGCAAGAAGCTATTGGAGGAAGGGCGGGGCGAAGCCCAATACTGGTGGCAACAAACTTTAGCGGACATTGCCAAGAGGCGAGGCCAAACGGCTGCTGATGACCTAAAAAAACGCATGAACGAACAGAAAGATAAAAAATGATTCAGATCATGTTCACGATTTATGGTGAGCCTGTACCAAAGGGCAGACCAAGGTTTTCCACAAGGGGAAAGTTCCCTGTTGCTTACACACCTGAAAAGACGAAGAACTATGAATCCGATGTTGGGATGATGGCAAAGGCAGCTATGGGCGCATCAGAACCGCTAGAAGGGGCTTTGGAAGCGTTTATTTATGTCACCTTTGCCGTTCCCGCCTCATACTCAAAAAAACGCACAGAGGCTTGTTTAAGCGGTCAAGAAAAACACACCAAAAAGCCTGATTTGGACAATGTTGTGAAGTCTGTGATTGATGGCATGGACAAGATTGTTTTTGAAAACGACTCTCAGTTCACATCTATCCATGCCACCAAAGTTTATGGCGAAGTGGCAAAGGTCGAAATATTGGTGAAGCAAATATGATCATCTCACTTTACAACCCCCAACAAGCCCACACAGTTCTGAAAGACTTATGGCCCAAGATCAAAGAGAACTTGCAAGCTGGTAAGCAGTTGCGCTTAGAGGTCAAAAAAGCCACCCGCAGCACAGACCAAAATGCCATGTTTCACAGTTTGATTGACATGGTTGCCAAGCAAATGAAAGCGGCTGGCAGTGCTTGGTCATCAGACGATTGGAAAAGACTCTTAATTGATCAATGGGCGCATGAAACAGGGCGCAAGGTGGGCAAGGTCGCACCAAGCCTAGATGGTGAACGAGTTGTTCAATTGGGACTACAAAGCCACAAATTTACCAAAGAAGAAGGCTCAGAGTTCATTGAATGGCTCTTGGCATGGATGGCAGAAAAAGGAATAGAAACATGATGTGTCCCCGATGTGGCTCTGAAACCCTCAAAGTTATAGATACCCGATCAAACCCCGAATTCGTGAGCCGCAAGCGCCAGTGCGAGAACAACCACAAGTTTTACACCAAAGAATATGCAATATCCGAAACACAAATATGTGAGAAGCCAGAAACTCCTAAAGTTAGTGGCGGGTCTATCCTGTCAAAGCTGTGGCATGGACAATGGCGTTCAGGCGGCTCACAGTAATTGGGGCGGTGGCAAGGGTCGGGGCATCAAAGCTGATGACAACTTGGTCGCTGCTTTGTGCTTGGCTTGCCACTATGAAATCGATCAGGGCAAAGACTTGACCAAGGAAGAACGCCAAAAGAAATGGGCAGAGGCTCACATTGGCACAGTTTTGTTGCTTTGCAAACAAGGCAGATGGCCTGTTGAAGTTCCACTTCCTTTTGTGGCAGAATTTGAATAGGCTATGCAGTTGCCTTTTTGGGGGTTGATTCCCCCGCTTTTTTTGGTATAGTGCAAATATGGAAAAAAATGCCGAAGTTGCCGAGTTCGTAGCTACTCTGTTTCACAGTGGCACGATTACCCATTTTCAGCATTTGCAAACACGGGAATATGCAACCCACAAGGCGTTGGGCAAGTTTTATCCCAAGATTGTTGAATTAGCCGACTCACTGGCTGAGAGCTATCAAGGTCGCTACAACACCCGCATGAAGAAGTTTCCTGATGAGTTGCACCAGCCACAGGAAACCCCGACCGAATATCTGACACAACTCAAAGCGTTTGTTCAGGAAGCCCGTCAAGAAATCCCCCAAGATACAGAACTGCAAAACATCGTTGATGAAATTGCCGATCTGATCAATTCAACCTTGTATTTACTTACCCTTAAATAAGGAATCACCATGAAAAAATTGACCAAAGACATGATGGGCTATGGCAACAGCGCAAAGATGGCTGGCAACCCCACCCCTGACATGAAGTCAAACGGCAGCGTCAAAAACAACATCCCCAATGCCATGACCAACAAAATGGGCAAAGAGGAAAAGTTTGAGGGCGGCAAGAAAGAAGGCTCTTGCTATACTCACGACCGCAAGTCTTATCAGTAAAGCGAAACGCCCCGCAGACGGAGAATCTGGGGGCGCTTCTAACCAAGCAATAAAAGAGGTATTGAATGGCTGAATCACATTCTAATTGTGGAAACTGCCGATTCTTCAAGAATCAGCAAATCATGGGCATCTGCCGCCAAAGCCCCCAACAGCAGAACAAGCACCAAAGCGATTGGTGCGGTCAACACGAACCCATGCAAGTTGAGGTCGTGAAACTTCCCGTGTATGACATCATGACTGATGAGATGAAAGAGGTCTCAGTTCCTGTCAAAAAGAAGCCTGGGAGACCCAAAAAATGCTGACTCCACTGCGTGATCGTGTTGTGGTAAAACCACAGGTTCGAAATCTCTCCGACATTATTTTTGTAAACAACAAAGAACCTTTTAACGAGGGAACTATTGTCGCCATCGGCCCAAAGGTTTACGATGTCAAAGTGGGAGACTTCATTAAGTATGGGAATGGGGATTACCTTAATTGGCCCACCCAAAAGATTGATGGTCAAGATTACCAAATCATTCAAGAAGCCGACATTTGTGCGGTTGTGGAGGAATAAATGGCTACTTCAAAAGGGCTTTACGCCAACATCCATGCCAAGCAAGAGCGCATTAAGGCTGAAAAAGCCGCAGGAAAGCCTGTAGAGCGCATGAGACAGCCAGGCGCAAAGGGCGCACCCACAGCCGAGGCTTTCAAACAATCTGCCAAGACTGCAAAGAAGAAATAATCATGGCAACGAAAAAGCACGATAAGCCAATCCCCCATAAGACCACAGGCAAGGGGAAAACCTACAACCCGACTGAAAAAGGTGCGGGAATGACCGCTAAAGGTCGTGCTGAATACAATGCCAAGAACGGCAGTAATTTAAAACCACCCGCCCCAAATCCTAAGACAAAAGCCGATGCTGGCAGAAAAGCATCATTTTGCGCTAGGATGGAGGGGGTAGTTAAAAACGCCAAAGGCCCAGCGGAACGGGCAAAGGCATCCCTCAAAAACTGGAACTGTTAAAGGAACATTATGTCTAATTCAATCGCCACTGGTGTAGCTTACCAAGACCCCGAATTCTCAACTGTTTACGCAACCCAAGAAATTGGTTACTCAACAGCAGCCCAAGGCTCTGTGACCCAATTAACCGACAAGTCTACAGCCGTGACTTTGAATAAGTCCGCTGGTCGTATCACAATGAACAATGCTTCATTGACAACAGCCACCAACGCCACATTCACATTGAACAACAACCTGATCAGTGCTAATGATTGCGTGATTTTGACCATTTCAGGCGGTCAGACAACACCAGGCTCATACAATGTGTTTGCCAATTCCTTGAGCGCTGGCTCTGTCAGCATCACCTTGCGTAACATCTCAGGCGGCACATTGTCTGAAGCCGTGATCATTAATTTTGCCATCATTCATGGTCAGTCATGAATTCTGAAGTAGTGAGCAAGCGTTTGGAAGAACTCCAAGCGCAAGCAAAACAACAAGAGGCGGTCTTGATGCAGCTCTCAGGGGCTATTCAAGACTGCCATTACTGGTTGGGTGAGTTAAGTAAGGAGAAGGCAAATGCCGCTGATAGCATCAATGACCCCCAAGGCGCTTAAAGCCAATATCAAAAAAGAGATAGAAGCTGGCAAGCCCATCAAACAGGCTGTCGCCATCGGATACGCAGTAAAGCGTGAAGCCGAGAAAAAGGCACATAAAAAACTAACGCCTAAGACTAAAAAGTAATTTAGGCGCAAATACTTAGGAATCGAATCGAATGGCTGAAAGAGGCGGTCAAGCTGGCAATCAGAACGCTGCAAAGAGCAGACTGTTCTATGACAAGTTGCGCCTTGTTTTAGTGCAAGAGCCACACCGCCTTAGAAGCATTGCCGAGCAGTTGGTAAGCCAAGCCGAGGCGGGTGAGCCTTGGGCGATCAAAGAGATTATTGACCGAGTGGATGGCAAGGCGGTTCAAGCCACAACGATTGAGAACGCAGATGGAACACCCCTCTTAGGTGGGATTCAAGTCACATTCATTAAGCCCGAATGAGCGATGTAACCGATGCCATTGCCAAGGCAGAGTTTCCCGTTAAGTTGGAAGGTCTGTTCAAAAAGAGCCGTTACAAGGTTCTTTATGGCGGTCGGGGTGGTGCTAAGAGTTGGGGAATTGCAAGGGCGTTACTGATCAAAGGCGCAAAAGACCCAATCCGCATACTGTGCGCCCGTGAGTTTCAGACATCTATTAAGGATTCGGTTCACAAGTTACTGTGCGACCAGATCGAGAGCCTGGGGCTTCTATCATTCTACGAAATCACCCAAACAAGCATCAGGGGCAGAAACGGCACAGAGTTTAGCTTTGTTGGCCTGAAGAACAATGTCTCAAACATCAAGTCCTATGAGGGCGTTGACATTTGTTGGGTTGAGGAAGCGCAGACCACCAGCCGCCTGAGTTGGAACATCCTGATCCCAACCATCCGAAAGGAAGGCTCAGAGATATGGATCAGCTTCAACCCTGAGTTGGAGACAGACGAAACTTACCAAAGGTTTGTGGCAAATCCACCCGCAGACAGCATCACCATGAAGGTGAATTGGTACGACAATCCTTGGTTTCCAGACACCCTTAAACTTGAGAAAGATGCCCTAAAACAAAGGGATGAGGAAGCCTACAACCAAGTGTGGGAAGGTTTGTGCCGCCAAACTGTGGATGGGGCAATCTTTGCCAAAGAAATGCAACAAGCCGAGAAGGATGGGCGAATCTGCCGTGTTCCTTATGACGCAACCAAGCCAGTTCACGCAGTCTTTGACTTGGGATGGTCAGACAGCACCGCCATCTGGTTCTTGCAGTTTGTGGGCATGGAGACTAGGCTAATCCGCTACATTGAGGACAGCCAAAAGACCATTTCGTATTACTTGGCAACGATGCAGACTTATGGTTATGTGTACGACACCATCTGGCTTCCCCATGACGCAGAGAATAAAACCTTGGCGGCAGCGGGTCGGTCAATTGATGACATTGTGAGAGCCGCAGGGTACAAGACGCAGATCATGCCAAGAGTGCCAATCTTAGACTCAATCAATGCCGCAAGAACAATCTTTCCTAATTGCTACTTTGACAGAGAACACACGGCAGATGGCTTGGCTTGTCTAAGGCACTATCGATATGAAGTTGACCCTGAGACAAAGCAGTTCAGCCGCAATCCCTTGCATGATCACTACTCACACGGGGCAGACGCTTTCCGATATATTGCACTTATGATTAAAGAGCCGCCTAAACGCAAAAAGTCAGCGCAGATTGCAATGGCAAGCGGATGGATGGGATAATGGCGCACGAAATAAAGGGCTGAATATGGCTTACCAAGACGAAACAGGGAATAAAGACAAGATCAACGAGGCGATCAAGTTCTGGCGCTTGGTCAACGATGCCGACTCCACCAATCGGGCAGAAGCCTTAAACGACATTAAGTTTGCCGCTGGCGATCAATGGCCTGTCGAGATTCAGAACTCACGCAACCTTGAATCTCGCCCATGCCTGACCATTAACAAGATTGATGCGTATATTCGTCAGGTCACAAACCAACAGCGCCAACAGCGCCCCCGCATCAAAGTTCACCCTGTGAATAACTTGGCAGACTACAAGATTGCTCAAGTCATTGAGGGCATTACCCGTCACATTGAGGTGAACTCCAACGCAGATACAGCCTATGACACAGCGTTTGATTACGCAGTTCGCATGGGATGGGGTTACTGGCGTGTCAATTATCGTTATGTGCGTGAGGACTCCTTTGATCAGGAAATCTTCATTGACACCATTGATAACCCGTTCACAGTTTATTTTGACCCTAACTCAATTCTCCCTGATGGCTCAGACGCAGAGCGTTGCCTGATTACCACAGTGATGGATAAGAAGGTGTTTAAGGAATATTACCCAGACGCTGATGACGGGGCAAACTTTCAACAGCGTTCCACAGGTGATGACACAGCCGCTTGGATCACCAAAGAGGACATTCGGGTTGCTGAATTCTTCTACATCGAGCGTGAACGAGCCAAACTCTATTTGTTGAGCGATGGCACTTCAGCCTTTGCCGACTCTGACAGTTTCTTTGCCCGTGTAGAGGCTGCGAAACTGACAGTTATTGATGAGCGTGACAGCTTCCGCAAAGCCGTGAAGTGGATGAAATGCACCGCCTTGGAAGTCTTAGAAGAAAAGACAATGGCGGGTAAATACATTCCTGTTGTGCCTTGCTATGGCGCACAAGTCATTGTGGATGACAAGCGTAAAAAATACGGCTTGGTCAGATTTGCCAAAGACCCACAGCGGATGTACAACTTCTGGCGCACATCCATGACTGAGAGCGTTGCCCTTGCACCAAAAGCCAAGTGGTTGCTTGCTGAAGGCCAAGATGAGGGTCATGAGAACGAATGGGCAATGGCTAACATTAAGTCAACGCCTGTCCTGAGATACAAACAGAAGGACATTGAGGGTCAGCCAGCGCCTCAACCAACACGACTTCAGCCTGAACCGCCTCCACAAGGCATCATGGAAGCCGCTGGTGCTATTTCCGCAGATTTGCAGATGGTTTTGGGCATCCTAGACCCCAATCAATTGCCAAGCGGGAATATCTCAGGCAAGGCATTGATGGGTCAGCAAAACCAAGTTGATCTGTCAAACTTCCACTTCTACGACAACATGACCCGTTCCATCAGGCACACGGGCAAAATCATCTTGGATTTGATCCCCAAAATCTACGACACACAGCGTGTGATGCGGATTATTGGATCGGATGGTCAACCTGACATGACTGTGATCAATGAGAAAGACGCAGTGGGTGAAGTGCTGAATGATGTGACTGTGGGTGAATATGATGTGGTGATGGACACAGGCCCAGGCTTCCAGAGCCGCAGACAACAAGCCGTTGAAAGCATGATGCCCTTGCTCACAGGCAATGCAGAACTGTTCAACATTGCGGGTGATTTGGTGTTCAGGAACATGGACTTCCCAGGCGCTGATGTGATCGCAGACCGCCTTGCCGCCATGAACCCAATGGCTCAACTTGATGAGAAATCAGACATCCCGCCACAGGCTCAGATGGAATTGGCTCAGTCTAAGCAGATGATTCAACAGCTTCAACAACAGTTGCAAGCCGCTGGTCTTGAGATCAACAACCGATCACAAGTGGCTCAGATCAAAGAGGAAGGCGCTACAAGACGCAAACTTATGGAAGTCACTGCCAAAGCGCACAACACCGAAACAATGGCTGAAGTTAAGGTCAATGATCAAAATACACGGGCGATTACATCTCAGAATAAGACTGAGATTGAGGCGATTACCGACCTTTTATTGCACCGCATGGACACGGCAAGATTGATTCAAGAAATTGACAAACGAAACCTTGAACAACAGCAATATGCCATGACTGCGGCAGAAGATATTGGTCAAGGTGCTAGTCCATTTACACAGCCTATGCAACAGTAATTGACAGATAACAAATTAGGGTAAATAATTACTCAAACCTTACCTGTGAGGCTCACAGGGAAAATTCTTAGGGAAACCTATGTCAGAAGTTCAGGAAGCACCACAAGTGCAACCAAAAGTAGCCGCTAATGTGGTTACAAGTGAAAATTTAGCTGAATTTAACGCTAAGAGAATGGGTTTAGCTGATTCAACGCCTAGCGAGGCTGCACCGAGTGCAGAGCCGCCAGAGGTCGATAATGGGCAGAGTGAACCAGTTGAAGCGTCAGAGGAAGCGACAGCAACAGAGGATCGAAAACGAAATCCTAAGTTGGAAATTCGGTTTGAGAAGATAACCAAGCAGCGTGAAGAAGCGAGAGAAGAAGCTCGCAGAGAGCGTGAGCAAAGGGAATCTTTGGAAGCCAAGGTCAGGGAACTAGAAGGCAGAAATCAGCCCCAAAAGGTTGAAGTTGCTGAAGAACCCCGACCAGAGCAGTTCAGCGATATGTTTGAATATGCGAAAGCATTGACAGACTATAAAGTTGAAGAACGCATGATTCAGGAGAAGCAGAAGGTAGAACAGGCAAAGGTCGAAGCGCAACGGCAAGAAGTGTTAAACACTTGGGCCAAGCGGGTCGAATCTGCGAAAGCAGAGATGCCAGATTTTGAGGACATGGTTGGGTCAGCCGATGTTGTTGTGAGCAACGAAGTGCGTGATGCAATCTTTGAATCTGAAGCTGGCCCTAGAATCCTGTACCACCTTGCTGAGAACCCTGAGATTGCTGAAAAACTGCAAGGCATGACAGTCACATCGGCATTGAGAACTATTGGGAAATTGGAGGCTCAGTTTGAAAAGGCAGAGCCTCAGACAAAGACTGTTGTTGGGAAAAGTAAAGCGCCAGCACCGATTAATCCGATAAGGTCTGCGGCTAATGGGCGTGATGTGAATCTAACTTCCGATGGGAAGTTTCATGGTTCGTATCAGGCTTGGAAAGCGGCTAGACTTTCAGGGCGAATCCGCTGACATAAACCCATTCTTTTAAGGAAATATTATGAGCAATAATCTGCTTACTATCTCCATGATCACCAACGAAGCGTTGATGGTCTTGGAAAATGAATTGAC